TATATGAAATGTTTAAAATTTGATAAACTTTTTAAACATTTTATATATATATATCCCTGTATCCATAAAACAAAAATAGGTGGAATATAGGAATAAAAAAAGTTTATCTCCCTTATTATCTCCTTTCACTATTTTTTTAAAATTCCTGTATTCCCCTTATCTCCCACAAAAAAATGAAATAATGAATAATAATAACCCCTTTAATTCCCCTTCTTAATTCCTATATGAATTACTAGATAACAAAATTGAAATTAGATAACTTTTTACTATTTTTAACCAACTTATTATAAAAAGGATGACTATTTAACCTTTTAAGATAACTATTTTCATGTAATTTATATATAAACCATGCATTAGGGATTCCATGTCTTTTATACTTATTATCTAAAAATGCAATATAAGGAATAGCATTATGTTTTTTAGCATTTTTAATTTTATCTAAAAAATTTTTTCCATATTCTTCATAAAAAACCCTAGTTTTACAACTTCCTTTAACATCAAAAGCATATACATAATTATCAGTATAAACCAATACATCATATTTCCATGTGGACCCAATACCACTATTACTTATTACATCAACATAATTAATTCCCTTCATTTTTTTAACTGCATTAGCAAAATCATGTTCTAAATTAATCCCTTTTTGCAGTGGAATATCAGAATTATCACTTTTAAGATCAGATGTTTCAAAATTAGTATCAAAATATGATCCTAAAACATCAATAGGCATATTAAAAACCATTTCGCCGGATTCCCTACCTATTAAATCCTTCATAAAATAATGCACATAATATTTTCCATCTAAATGTTTTCGCATCTGTGGGAGATATCTATAATTTGTTACATCTTTAAGTATGACATCAATTGTTCTAGGAAGTTGACTATTATATATTACACTTATCCCCCTTTTTCTATTTAAAAGACATATTTCCATCATTTCTAAATTTATTTTCTTTTGACTAGTTCTCGCATGGACCCATTTCCAAAATTCATCAAAAAGAACATAACCATTTCTAATTTCTTTTGCTTGTTTAATTGTAGTAATTAAAGTATGTGGAATCTTTAAAGGATAGTTAGAATAAATATCAAAACCATTATCATTTGCAATAATTCCAAAACCAGTAGTTAATGCAGTTTTACCCCAACCCTGAAGACCATAAATACCAATTATTTCAGTTATCTTTTCATCCCCCTAACAATTTTTTTAAAAAAATTTTTTAATTTACTATCTTCAGATTTCCGGTTTTTCAAAAACCATGAAATAACCCTTTTAAGATCATTAAAAAAATTAGTTGTTTCAACCATTTTATTATTCACCTTTCAATAATCAATAAATAAGGACTATAATTTTTAGTTTTTTTTAATTTCCCCCTAACAATACATTCTTTTTCAGTTGCATAAACAATGAATGACCCAAAAACAAAATCATTATAATTTCTATATTTCCGGACCTGAAGACCCATGATCCACCCCTTCATTTATTAATTTTTTAATTTCTTCCTTCATTTCATCTTCAAGTTTATATCTTTTATAATGAAAATATATACTTAAACCAAAAAAAATAAAAAAAACTATTCCAATAAGAACAATATTAATTTGATTATAAAGATTATATAACTGTAATAAAAAATTGCTAAAAATAAGATAAATTACTGATATAAAAAGACATAATTGTTCAAATATATAATAATCCCTTTCATTCAATCTAAAAACTTCCCTAATGTAGATTTATTAATATTTGTTTTTTCTTCCATAATACCAGTTAATCGTTCTTTAAGAATATCTACTAGTTCCTGACTACTTTTCCCATCTTCACTTAATTTCGCAATTCTAAATTCATTTAAAACATCCTGAAGACATTTAATCTTCCATCTATCTGCAACACTTTGAAGTTTAGTGATCCCCCTAACTTGCTTTTTTGTATATCTAGTTTTAAATCTAACATGATTTTCTTTTAACCATTCATCAATGATTAACCTTATATCTTCAGCAGTAAAACCTTCTTTTTCAGTTTTTGCCGGAAGTGTATAACTAGAAATTGAAAAATTAGGACCAACCGGTTTTTTTTCAAGTTGTTTTTCTTCTTTTTTTTTAAACATAATTTAAATAAACCCCCCAGTAAATAAAAAATAACTTCCTATTGCATAAGCAGATATTCCTATAATAAGAAAAACAACTACAAAAAGATTATATTTTACTTCTTCACCACTGAAAACATCTTCATAACTTTTTTTTTCATAACATAAACTTAAACCTTTTCCAGTGATCCCCTGATTCAAATTTATAAAATCAACTGGTTGTTTATTTCCTTCATAATAAAAACTAGTAGGCATAAAAAAACCTTTTTTAGTAGGGAGAATATAAATATTTTCTTCAATTATATCATATTTAATTTTATTATAAGTAAAATTTTTAAGGTTACCAGGAATATAAAAATTATCTACCATCCTAATTTTTTTAATCATATTTATTTCAATATAATTCTCCGGATTTTTATGTATTTTAGAAAGTTCTTTATCTTTAATGCTTTCATCACAATAAATTGTAGTCATAGGACTTTCTATCTGTTCCTGAATAGTGTCTAAAGTTTGTTTCTTTTTTTCTTCAGTTTTACTTTTAGGAGATCCAAAATCTTTTAATTTTTCATCTATTTGTTTTCTAATATCATTCATAATACAAACACCAATAAAAACATAGTAACCATAAATAAAAGACAACCTATCATATTAAAAATACTTAAAAGAAGGATATAAATATTTTTATTCTCCGGTTGTATATCATTAAGTATATAATAAAGGTCTTCAGCAAAAAAATTATTAAGTTCATCTTCAGTTAATCCAGTATTATCAGATTTAAAAGTATATGGATTCGGATTGTTTTCTCTATAATATGCAACTGAATGAAGGGTGCCTTCAATATTTTTATAAAAAATTGATTCACTTTTAACTATATAAGTATTATTTTCAATTCTGAATCTTTTAGATGCAATAATATCTCTTTTAATAATCTGTCGGTTACTTTTAACTATATATGCAATAAAACTTTTTTCAGGACTATCACTTCTATATTTTTCTTTATATTTCTTTTTTCCCATCCAAACTAGTTATATATATAGATATATAAAAAGATTTTTTTTATTTTTATTTTTTATTGCCCTTCACTTTTAGTTTTTTCATCACCAACTGGATAAAGCCATTTCCTTACACCCAATATAATAATAAAAATACCTACCAACCCAAATAAACCAATAACTATTGCAGGAAGATAACTAGCAATAATATATTCCAATGCTAAAAAAATAAAACCACTGAACATAAGGAAAAAACCGGCAGATCGTTTATTAATAGTATAACCTATAAAAAGGAAAAAAATAAAAAAAACTAATGTTAAAAAAATACTTAAAAAACTAGATGTAAATTCTAACTGCACAATATCATCCTGTTGGATATATCCATTTGTAGTTAAATAATTTTCTAAACTATTCAAAAAACAACTATCATTCCAACAATCACAACATGAAACACCCCCACAACCAATTGTAGTAAACCAAAAAGTTGAATAATTATTACAATTAGGACCTGTTAAATTTACATACCAAGTTATATTTTGACCACAACTAAAATTATATGTATAATTAAGATAACTAGTTCCATTACTTGATATACTTATGTTTCTACTCATATTTAAAACACTTATATTTATATATGCATTAGTGAAATTCCCACATGTTATATTATAATCAATTGTAAAATTTTTATATCCAACACCTGAATTATTTACCCCTGTTGTTTTATTAGCATAGTTTTCATTTAATAAAAGACAATTACAGATTATAGGACAATTTGAAGTATTAAGCCAAAACCATGAACTATTCTGATATTCACTTGAACAATTAACAGAAGATGTATTTATATATACTTTATAATCAGTATTACAAATAAGTGTTAAACCAGTAACATTAATATTAAGATTACAACCTTCAGAAACACTAGAAACATTACTAAAGTTTTCACCGACAACAGATATATTGACATATTTAAGAGTAGAATTACAACTACTGTTTATGCATAAACCATAATCAGTTAAATTCAAATAAGTCCTATTATAATCATAACTCAACAAACTAGAATTATCAACACCTTCTATTGTAGTATCACAACAATTCCGAGTAGTAAACAAAAAATAACTATTATTAATAGAACCATTACAACTCATAGCACTTACATTAACCTGATATTGCGTTCCACAAACCAAATCAGGCAAAGTAAGATTATAAGTACCATTACCAACATTAGTAGAATTAGAATAAACACTTAAAGAATCACAACTAATATTCACAAAATCAATATTAGAACAACCACAATCAGAATCTATACTCAAATCAACAGTATAATTCAAATCATCACAAAAATCTATATTAACAGAATTATTAGATGTTGAATTAGTAGAAATCAATGTTTCATTAGTACAACCACCACAACCACCTGTATAAGTAGCATAAATACTAATTGTTCCATCATAATCATGATAATTCCAAGTAACTGGATCAGGATAAGCTGGATAACTATCATATATATCAGTTGTTTGTGCATAATGATTAGGACCACCAGCAGTAGCATTACGATCTACACTTAACGTATATGTAGTAAAACCATCTCCAAGGGTATCAGCATCTCCACTAATACATATAAAATAATCCTCTCCACTTGTTAAACACGGCTTACTGGTATAAGTAAAAGTATACCAAGCATGAGAAGTACCTACACTAATAGCATTTGGATTACTCATACCATTAGTAACCATATCACCTGTTCCATCTGCTTCATAAATCACGGCTTTAAGAGTAACACTATTATCTGCAATAGTACACATAAGATAAGCAGATATACTATCTATAGCTATAGTTGATGGAGCTGTTACATTTAAACCACCTATATATTGATCTTTACCTCCCATACTGGTACTCAATATAACTAATTCATGGGGGTAACCTGTACCAGTTTCACCAATTGTAGGATCAAGCTCAACCTCAACATCAACATTATAATAATTCTCCATCTTCAAATGAAAAATACCATCAACAACCCAATAACTAACAATACCATCAAAACTATTTATTATATCAGTAAAATTAAAATAAATATTACCATCACTATAAATAGAAACAAAAGTATAATTATTTAAATCAAAATAAAAATCATCAGAAAAACTATTAAAAACAACTTCTAAACCATAAAAACCTGCAACATCAGTCTTAAACTTATATTTATATTTACCAATATGCACACCCTCATCAAACTCAATTTCTAATTCATAATCACTAGAAACATTATCAACTGTTTTAATATAACTAAAGCTTTCATCAAAAAAAGACCAATTCACATAACGATAACTACTCATTCCAAAACTATTCTCAGGTGAAATAAAATACAAAAAAGGAGAATTATTATTATTTTCATCAGCATTAATATAAAATGTAAAATTACTAAAAAATAAAAGAAATAAAACTAAAAAAAAAACCTTTTTATTTCTCAACATTTTAAACATCAAACCCACTTCCTAAAACTTTAGGTAACATATTCAATGCAATAACAACTAATAAAAATATTTGAAAAGCACTAATAACACCTAAAACAATCCCTGTAAAAACAGTTAATTCATCAGGAAGATCAAGTATTAATAAACTAACAATACTAAAAAAAGGAATAAAAGCACTACTTGAAGATAAAACAAAATTCCTAACTGTTGCATTTGCATCTTCAGGGATATCCCCAGTAAAACCAACCGGATCAGTTCCAGTATAACTTTCAATACTAGGTGATGCATTTAATAAACTTACACTAAAAACACTTAAATTTATAAGCAATACAATAATGCTTAAAAAGAAATAAAGTTTAACTTTCGGCATTACACTTGTCATTTATTTCATTCTCCTGTTACTTCACCTTTTTTCCCATATAACCATTGCACTGCAAAATAAACAATCATTCCAAATAATATAACAAAAGGTAACCAAAAAGGAAGAAAAGTCATCTGAACACTAATAACCAACCCCATGAAGAAGAAACCAACATATAACAATGCCGGTATTTTAGGAAGTTCTTTATGTTTACTTTTCCTAGTAATATACAATGCAATAATAAGGGGTGACATAGTAATAAACAATGTAAGAAAAACACCTAATAGATAAGGGGTCCAATAAGGAAGACCATACCAACCACCTTCACCCCCAGTTTGACCACTAGTCCCAGTTTTTTCACAAACATGGATAACCACACTTGAATTAACCAACTTATTATTAACTAAATATCCCCCACCGAAAAGACCACTTTCATTTGTTACATTATAAAGCCGGACTTGATAATAACCATCATCAGTAAAAGCATTTCCAACATAGATAAAACCACTTCTACCATCCCCTGCAAAACTAATTGCAGTAGAATACATAACTGCACCGGTATTTACATTAACGATATCTACAAAATAAATACTATCATAATTAAAATAATCATCACTAACATTATAAACTAATGTAGGTTTATCACCAACTTTATAATAACAATCATCAGTATTTATAAATTGAATGAAAAAATCTCCATAAACATCAGTATAATTATCCAATTCATCAGGTAAAATCTCACCGGTTTGTTTCCAACTTTCATTATAAAAGAATTTAAAATAAGGTGTAACTGGGTGATACGGCATACTATATGTTGAAGTTTCCTGTTTATAAAGATTAGTCATAGGGACCCCATTAAGTTCACTATTACCAAAATTAACCCCATTATCATGTTTCATTGCATTAAAACTACATGGATCATTCATAAAACCTAAAAACCAAAAAATATCACCATCAGATTCATAATTATTATACCGGTTTTCACTTTTAAATTCAAAAATAGGTGATTCATTAGTTAAAAGAGTTCCATCTTCATTATACCATTCCAAATAAAATTGACCCCAGTAATTCTGTCTTAAATAATCTGCACCCCCCCAAAATTCACCATTAACAAAAAGTGTAAATTCATCCAATTCATCAATATTAGAAACCTGAAAACTAGAAATATATAAATCAACAAAATGAATAGTTCCACTTAAAGCATTATCCCCTTCAATCTCAATATAATTACTTCCATGTTTATCAACAAAAGGAAACAATGCATCATCAGGATAATCACAATCAACCCAATGACTACCTATCCCTGAAAGTGTTTCCCACCATAAATAACCCATTACATGACTATAAAAAACTAGATCACAACTAGGACCACCTTCACTTAAAAAAGTTTTAAAATCAATAATATCAGTTTCATCTTCATCTTCAGTTTGTTCACTTTCATTATAACATTCAATTAGAAATTTATATACAATTCCCAGTTGATAAATCGTTCCATCATAAAGATTATTAGTATGCATACTTGAATTATTATGATATCTCATTGCCGGAAAAGTATAAGGTGAATGTGATCCTATTCCCAACCAAAAATAAGGATCAGTAACACCCCCACCATCATAAGATGCATTACAACCAAAACTAAAAATCGGATAGTTATTTGAAATGGATTTCGTCATATTCCAATAAACCCAATAATTATTAGGGGTAACATCAAAACCTGTTGCACTACCCATTGATTGACCATTAAATTAAGTGTATAATCACTTGCATTACTACTTACATAAGTATATTGACCATCACTAATGCTTAATGCAACCTGTGTAACATCACCTGTTATTGTTTCTCCACTAGGTTGTAAATATTGAACTTCAATATATCGGTTATTTTGCACTGGATTATCATACTCACCTTCAATATAAGATTGTAACCATAAATCATTACAATCTGTTTCAGGTGAATCTCCATACTGAATATAAAAATTATCAAAATAAATATAATTTCCAGTAAAACCATTATCTGAATAAATATCCAAATAACTAAAAGTTGTATAAGTTCCGGCAAACGCACCTGCAAAATCATTATTATGTAAAACTGAAAAACCACTATCTAAAATCTTTATATTAAATTGATTGGTCCCATTATGAGATATTAACAAATAATATCTAGTTCCTGTATTAGCACTATCTTCAATATTTGACCAACCTGCACCACCAGTTTGAAACCATGCGATTGGATGCGTTCCACCACTATCAAGTTTAAATCTTATTTTAATAACATTATTATCATCACTATCATTAAAATTGATATAAAAATAGGTTGTTAAAGCATTTACATAATTATAATAACTAATATTTATCACTGGAATATAATCAAAATCCTGTGTTAAATTCAAAAAACAATGACTATTAGCACCCCTAACTTTAAAACTATTAAAGGGGGATAAATAATAATTTGTAGATGTTTCAGTATAATCAGCAGTTCCTGTTGTAGTGCATTGAAGTAAACCATCAGTAAAATCATCTAAACCGGATGCAACATTATCAAAACTAGAAACCAATTGATTGGTATATGCTTTTACATTCCATGTATTAATAATTAAAAAACTAGTGAAAATAAGATTAAAAAATATAAATATAATTACAATATCTTTTTTATACATTTATTTTTCTCCTTTTACCATAATATATTTATTTATCTTCTTTAAAAAAATAGAAGAAAAGATTTTAGTTAAAAGATAACTAGGTTTACCTAGTGGATCATGCTTATAATAGTTTTTTGACAATACCATATACTACACCTAATACTATAAATGTAGTAATCAATGCTAAAAGTAGTATTTCAGTTGCACTGAAATTTGTAGTATCACCTTCAAGTGTAGTTACCTGTGACGCAATTATTGGAAGAACAACCACTGCAAACAAAACATATACTAGAACATCAATAAGGTCATTAACTTGAAATTTTTTACCCATCCTTTATAATTCACCTAAAATGGAAACATTTTACCCATATTTAATATTTATGTAAAATCCTTTCCAAATCAATAACCCTTAAAAAACCCCATAAAAAACAAATCCAAATAATAATATGTTCAATATTAGAAATTTTTTTATCACCTAAATTAATAATCCAAAAATCATCACCTGGTTTATAAATAACATCATTCATATAATTATAACCATAAATATAATTAGGGTCATCTGATCGTTTAGGAATACTAAAATAATCACCAAAAAGAAAAATAGATGCAATTCCAAATAAAATAATAATACATAAAAAACAAAAATTTATACTATTTTCAATTTTTTTAAAACCCATGTTTAGACCAATTTTCATCAATAATTTTTTCTATATCTCCTTTAATCCTAATATTAAGATTATTACAAAACCTGCATTTAACAACATATTCACTTCCTTTTTTAACCCAAATACTTTTTTTAAGCATCCTAATAATACCAATTTTCTTTTTACAATGATTACAAAAAAGTGGTGAATCAGGATTAAAATTAAGATTATATATAGAATGTTGAATTTTCCTTTCTTTTTCACCGATTTTATTACTGATTTTCTTTAAATTCATTTTTAACCACCGGTTTTCTAAAATAAAGAAAAAAATTTAATCCTAAACAAATAAAAAAAACAATTATATATGCAACTGGGTTAAATCTAATATGTTGAAAACAAAAAATAATAATTGACCCCAATATAAACATAATTAAAGTTTTTTTAAGGATATCATTAAAAAGTTTTTTAAAAATATTAATCCAATATAATGTATTTTCCTTCATTTATTTCATCTTCATTATAATCTTCTAATCTAGTTTGCATTATACCACTTTTTAACATAATTTAAGACATCTTCTTTTGAAACATTACTATTTTTATGTAAATTAAGCATTTTGTTTAAATGCCGGTAATATTGACTTTTAGGGTCATTTAAATATTCCTTACTTAAATTCATAAGTTTTTTTTTCAACTTCATAGATTAAAACACCTTCACATTATAATCTTTAATAGAATGATTTTTACAAAAACCTATATAAATTCCATCTATAACTTTTATTTTAGTTGCCTGATCATTACAAATAATACAATGCATTAATTTACCCATCTTTTAACACCCTTCTTTAAATCAAATATTGGTTTAAGATATTTATTATTTATTTGAAAAGTATCAGCAAAAAATTTTAATTCAGTTCCATCATCTTTAAGTTTACATGATCCACCAGGATAAAATTCACAATATTTCAAAAAATCTTTTTTATTTATATAACCACAAATAAAAAAAACATTAGTTAATTTATTATAACTTACAAAAATATATCCATCTGTATTATATTTCATTTTTAAACTCATTACTAAATGATCGTAATGTTTTCTAAAATCAACTTTCCTTATACTAGTTTTAACATCATATTTTTTATTATTAATTTTAAGATCATAACCACCATCAAAACCTTCAGTTTTTCCTTTTCTTTTAATACATAAAAAATCTGATATAATTATTTCAGATAAATAACCTATAAATCTTTTTTCAGGGTCACCATCTAACTGATTTCTCCATTGTTTATTAATAGTATCTCCTAAAATACTTCTAACATAAGTTGATTGTTCTAAATTAGGTTTAATTCTTATTAATTTCAATTAATTAACACCCCTTTTTTTATTATCAATTTCGCTTGACCAACATTGACAAAAAATATATATACACCCCCACAAGTAAAATTTAAATATGTTAAATCCAAAATATATAAAGTTTATGGTATTTTCTAACTTTTTTTTAAAGTATATAAAGGTTTCTATCATGTAATTTTGTAAAAACTTAATGAATTCCAATATTTTTTCTACTATTATCATTCTTTTTTATCTCTCTTATGCTCTAAATATACAAGTTTCTAAGGTGCAATCAATGCACCAAATACTAATATTAGAAACATAGAAATTACTGCAAAGATAGTTGCACCAACTGGTATAAAGAAATTAACTAAATCACATTTCCAACACATACTTTATCCCTCAAGTTTTACTACAAATTTTAATATTAAAAATATTCCTACCATTACACTTATAGATAATAAAAAGAATTTAAAATCTCTCCACATCAATTTTAATTCATCGTTCACTTTTATCCCCCAACTATCTTCTTACAACATTCACAATAAAAACCAACCTTAGTAAAGACACCTTTAGAACCTTTACGAATATAAAAAGAATTAACTCTTTGATTACACTTAGGACATTTCATATTTAACTTTCCTTTAACAATTCTTTAATTCTAATCGTTCCGTTTATTGCATTTTGTAAACATCTTTTAACATTAACTTTATTATTGAATCCTTGTGCTTCATCAATCCATTTATCTATGTGATTTGTCATTTTTAATATTTCATTTTTTAAATCATCTTCTCTCAATAAAACAGTTTCAATACAATTATCGTGTATTTCAGATAAGGGTTTAGCACCAACATTTTTTATATGTTGTCTTATTCTACTCATTAGATGGTTCACAAATTTATATTCCATTCTTTTATCACCATATACTGTATACAGTAAGGGATATATATACTTTACTATTCTGTATACAGTTTACCATACAATTCTATCCCTCAATTACTGCAATTGTATCATGTATAGCACCACCATGATACATCAACAAAATCTTTTTTTGTTTAAAACCTCTACTCATACCCATAGAAATAGAATGATAACCAAATGTAATAACTTGACCATTCTTATATAATATATTTGGAATTATATCTTTTACTTGTTTAAAACGACTATTTAAATTACCATTATACATCTCCATAGATTTACGATAACCATAAGGTGGGTCAAGAATAATGGTATCAAATTTGCATTCATTCCAACTATTAACAAAATCTAGAGCATCCATATTATAAACGGCAATCATAGATTTATCAATATCATTTCTAACCTCATCTAAATCAAGAATAGTTTTACCAGCAAAAAGATTCAGAACTTTACCAAAAGAATTATCTTCAACCCATCTTTTAAGTTTAATTGGTTTAAATGTATATCTATGTAATGGAACTTTCATATATTCTATTTCCATGTTTAATTATCCCTCAATCTAATCCATTTATATTTTCAATCCAATTGAAAGAACAAAAAGTCTTACCACTACTTTTATTTCCAAAAAAACAACAGTCAAGACTATTCCTGGATAATTTAGTATTACTCATATATCCTTTTCTCCAAAACAAGCAAACAAGTACTATTCCTAAAACTACTTAAACGAAGATTACGCAACTCAATAACATTAAAAAAATGTTTCTCAAAGATATATGGTAAACCTCGTACATAATCCATACTAAAATTATGGTATTTACCAAATATATTCTGTAAACTGAATATTGGTTCAAAACAAAAAACATAATGTTTAGAAATACGGCTAATCTCACTAACGACATCCTCTATTATATATTTCATCTGTTCAAGACTATGAACTGTTAAAACTGCATCATAACTATTTGATTTAATTGGTATATTTTCTGCATTACAGCATAGTGCATCAAAACCATTCTGTTTACAAACATCTATACCTACACTTGATAGATCACAGCCAGATAAAAATATATCAGGATAAAAATCCCTAAAATAATTAAGGTTTCGACCATTACCACAACCAACCTCTAAAAGAGAATTAAAACTATATCCTTTTAAATACTGTTTGAAATCAATTACATTATCATATTTATATAAATCAAAGTCTTTAAACTTATCATTATAATATTTCTCTTTCAAATACAAATTTTATCCCTCAACAACATATTTTTTATTTAACATAAATCTTTTAAACAACTGAAAAAGATAATAATGACAAATACAGCCTATCTCATTAGTAGAAACAGGTATAACATCTAAATCAAAAAGTATTTCATCAATCAAAAATCCTGTATCAATCTTCATAGTCATTCTATGAACACTTACACCAAAAAACTTTACTTCATCACCTATAGCTTTTGCATAACAACCACTTCCTTTATACATAGGCAACATAGCCGGATGAAAATTAAACCAATTTTTAGTACAGGTTTTATCTATATCTATAATATCTCCGAAACCATAACTTATACCTATATCAAAATCAAAACATTTGTAAAGTTCTCGTTTATCAGTTGAAATAATATATTTATAATTTGTTTTAAGATTTAGGAAATTAACTATTTTTTCAACATGAATAGGTTTCGTAAATATACCAAACTTAACCTTTCTCATAAAATCACTCAAATATATATTTTTCAATAGTATGAACTTTTAATATGTAAATTTATGTAAATATAATAAATAATATAGTTGCAGATATAAAACCTAAAAAAAATTTCCATTGATTCATTAAAAAACTAGTAATTTTTTGAATCAGTTTTTCATCAATTTTAAATATATTTTCATTCATTGACAACCCTACTTAAATTATAACCGATTAAAACACATAATAATGCACATAAAATTATAAATTCACCACTGAAAAGACCACTAATCACCATTACATTATATTCACTAGAAACACAACTTATAACATAATCAAATTCAGTAAAAAAAGTAATTATAACTAAAAAAAGGATGCATATAATTAAGAAAAAAAGATTAAATTTTTTCATTTAGATTTCTCAATATTGTTTTTTCGTTCTAGGACCTGTTTAAGTTCATCTATTGCAGATTCCATTAACCTAATACCATCTATTATACTAATGCAGTTAATGGTTAATTCCCCACAATACCAAAACCCTGATGCATTTTGTTTTATACTGATCCTATTACTTCCAATATCAGATTCTTTTATTTCTAATTTCATCTTTATTCACCTTCCTAATTATAGTTTTACAAAAACTACAAATCCAATACTCATTTTTACTAGTGACCCCACTTTTTTTAAATTGGATTTTAGATTTATATAAAGAAGGGTGACCACAAAATTTTGCATACATCTATAATTCACCATCCTTTATTAAAAGAAACCATCCCCTCTTTAAGTTCTATAATCTGATTTTCTTCAAAATATTTAATCCATGAAGTTGCAGTATCTTTTTTCATTCCAAAAAGGATCATTAAAGTTTTACCAAATTCAGCAATTGGATATTCTGAATCAAAACCTTTTTCCTTCAGATGCTTTTTAATATGTGGTATTTGTTTAAATATATTAAAGCCCATAAGTATTTGATATATATATATCCCTATTTAAGTATTATGAAATTTTTAAATGCAAAAAAAAATCAATGGATTTATAAAGATTCAATGCATTTATACCAATCCTTCTTTTTTTTAATTAGAATATATTATGTTTCCACTGGAAATATATATATATTGACTATATCTATTATTAAGTTCCAGTGGAAATAAGGGGGGTGGGGGGTGATATATATTGTTTATAGATAAGAATAAAATCCTAAAAAAGAAATAATAATAGTTCAAAN